TAATCCCATTTCTTACCCATAAAAGACAAACCATAAGGAGGGTCAGTAACAATACTATCTACAGAGTTATTTTCTAATTCTTTTAACTTATCTAAACAATCTCCTAAAAATAAATTCATAATTTGTTCTTTAAGTATTTCTTTACTTTCTTGTAAGTGTTGTATAGTGAGTAGTAACTGATATTAGTTTTTCTACTCAGCTCTGAGATACTCTCTCCGTTCTCTACAATCTCGAATACTTTTCTATCGTACCAATACAACTCCTCGAGTGCATCTAATATCTTTTGGTATTTCGAATCGTAGTCCACCTCTTCATCTTGTTCAGCTTCAATATCCTCTAAGATGATACCCGAACGATTATCTTTTCTCTTATGGTCTAAGAATAGCGTTGTAAGCGTTCTAAAGATATAGAAGTGGTTTACATCATCACCGAATGAGATATCCTTACCTTCAGCTACTAATCTACCGATTTTGAGGTACATACTCTGCACCAAATCTTCTGCGGTGTCAGGATTACATCCAAAGCTCTCTACTATGTTGCACCAATCCTTATGTCGTTTAAATAACTTCTCTAATATTTCCATACTGACACAATGAGAGCAAAGAAGGTTATTAAGACTGTGTGTCTTTCAAAGTAGTCTTCTTCGTCTATCTCGTCTGTGTCAGGTTCTAAAAGTGGATTGTAGTACAAATAACCCAAGCCGAACCCATAAGCAGGTACGAGTTGGATATGCACTTGATACTCTCCGAATTGAATTGTCATATCTAATTGGTTAATTGTTGTTTTATCTTTTGTACAAGGTTTACCCCATCTATTGAATATCCTACATTGTTAGTTACCGACCTCAACTTAATAGGTTCATCCATTACTGTAGGCTTACCACCCGTATCAATATCTTTTATCTTCTTAATATGAATATGTGAGTACATCCAATCAGTTGGGTGAGCCAAGTAACGATGAATCACAAGGAAGTCATCAGCTCTATTAATAAACTTACCCCCTCCTTCTACATCACTTGCCATTGGTGGAATAGGATGTCCTGCGTATGGATGAGAAGCTGTATGTTGCTTTCTAAGTGCTTCTGTATTAGCGTGAGTGTTTAGCCATATCGCACACTTATTCTCCGTACAGAATTGTCTAAACTCAGTTGTTGCTAAGTAGTCGTACTCGTGCTTTCCTAACTTTGCAGCAGCTACATCGGTTACTAAGGAGTTATAAGGGTCTATCAAAAATCCATCATAGTTAAACTTCTTCTTTACCTCCTTAGCTTCCGATAGTAGTGTTTTATAAGTGTACATCTCACTTGGGTCGATTATCTGAAAGTACTGAGATAACATTATTAGTCGCTTACGCATCTCAGCTTCAGGAATCTTATTAATTGGTAATCCCGTATCGAACTCAATTAGTTTTCTATATAAAGAGTATGGTTGATTCTCAGAGGAGAAAATCAGCCACTTAGTCTTGTGCTTTAGCGTATATAGAAACATTAAGTATAACATCGTTTGAGTCTTACCCGTATTTGCGTGTCCAAGTATTACTGTAAATCCTTTTTTAAATCTGAAGTAGGTATCTATCTCTTCGATTCCTAACTTGAGTCCTTCTTTTATTTTGCCTGTTCGTATGTCGTTTAGTTGGTCTAATGTCTTTGCTATGTTTACTATCATTGGTTGTCTTTTGTCTAAAGATAATAAAAAAGGGGAGTGGTCAGCTCCCCTTTAAATTAAAATGGTAACCCATCTTCTACAGAAGATAGGTCATCTTCTCTATCAGGAGAATGTGCTTCTACGGTTACCTCAGCTTGTGAAGATGCAATCTTCCATCCTTGAATAGAATTGAAGTACTTTACTTCGCCTTGTGGTGATGTCCACTCTCTACCTCTTAGATTGATAGCTACTTCTACCTCATCTCCGATATTATAGTTGCTTAGAGTTTCGCAATTATCCTTAGTGAACTCTACTAAGATATCTTGTGGGTATTGCTCTTGAGTAGTTACTACTAAATCTCTTTTAGTAAATCCGCTACCAAAAGTTTTAGTTTGTCCGATTACTTTAATTTTTCCTTTGATGTTCATATTATCCATTATTGATGAAGTTTACAAAATTTCTTGCAGTATTAATTACATCGTTTTCAGATGTGTGTCCGTGTGCTTGTAAAGCGTGATAGTCAATCGCAGCTTTAATCATCGACTGCCTAATGATGTAGGTTTGCGTGTCTTCCTTGCTTCCCGAACTTTTAGGTGCAGAATAAGAGCCTTGATTTTGAAAGCTATTCTCTCTAACGACTTTTCCTGTTTGATTCGATTCATTTTTCTGATAAGTTAGGTTTTCTCCTACTTGTCCTTTAAAATCACCTACTGCTAAGAAGCTGAGGTTATCTCCATTTGCAAAAGTAACTCTGTACTTATTAAATGTTCTCTGTCCGTTTGACCACTCCCCGTTCGGAGTGATGGTAGTAATTCTACTTGTTAATTGCATCTTGTGCTTGTTTTAATTGATACTCTAAATTTAATTTTTCGATGTTAAGCTTTTCGACTTCTCGTTCTAAGGCTTCTATTCTCGCCTCTTGATAAGTTAATTTTTGGTCTTTGTCTTTCATACTCTCAAGTAATTCTATAAACTTATTAAATATATCGTTCTTAGTTAATAATATAACTTTATGATTCTTAATCATTATTATCCCATCATCTTCAATAGAATAAAAATCATCAAAATCATTATACCACTCATTATGTCTAAAGGAGTTTATCTTTTTATACTTCTCGTGAGTATCTCCTAATAATTTAGCAAACGATTCCATTGTCTAAATTCCTAAATGATTGTCAAATATTTCGTACTCGGTAACCGATGGTTGAGAGAAGATATCTAAAATAATCTTTCCCTCTTCTAATCTTAAATCATACTCACCTTTATTGTAAAAGCAAGTTCGATTAAGAATGTCCTCACATATCTCTAATGTGATTCTGCTCTGATTGTAGAGTGTCTTAGCATCTACTGTGTTAATTGTCTGTGCCATTGTATATGATTTTTAACAAATATATAAAACTTTTTGTTCCGTGCAAGTATGTTGCAAAAAAAAGAGGAGCAACTTTTTACGGCTACCCCCCTTCACAGACAAAGACAGAATTAAGACTCATCTAATATACTACACATCGTAGCTCATTCAAAGCCTATTTCAGTTTATTTAATTCTTTTTGATAATGCTCTATCATTTCATTTAGCTCGTGCGTAGAGAACTTTACTATCTCTCGTGCTTTCTCTACCATAGAATCGGCAGTACCCTCTCCATAGGTTCTATCTAAGAACTTAGAATACTCATATTGCTCCCCTTGTGAGAATACATTGCACTTAGGACATTGTGGATGCACATTAAGCTCATCCCATCGTGTAGAATAGTGTTTACGAGATTGAAAGTGTCCTGCTTGAATTTTCTTAATCTCAAACTTTCTTCCACAAGTACAACAAGTACATACTCCATTCTTAGCGTGTTTAGTGCGTATATAAAGGGAAAATATAGTATCGAGCTTCTGTACTATCTTACTTCGAGAAGGTTTCTTAGGAGTAGGCTTTTTAGTCCTATTGGGCTTTCTTCTTATCATCCTGAGTTCTTAGACAAGCAGAGCCTAACCAAAAGTCTATTTCTCTTACTGCTCTGTATATAATGCGTGAGTTCTTCTTAGTTTCTTGTATCTCAGTCTTAGTACTATCAGTACCTAAGTTCGTGTACATCTTACAATCTAATCTAAATAACTCATCTACTTTTTCTCTATCACTAAGTTTACTCTTTACTACTTGGTCAATTTGTTCTCTTAGTGTCATAGTTAGATTAAGATTAGATATTATGCTTTTATAGTTTGTTGGTTCACAAATGGGTATAGGTTGCCCTACTGTACCATACCCAAAGTTATGCTTCCACAGATGTCGGACACATAAGGGTGAGTATCTTTAATAGGTTAAATACTCTCGCTAATTCTACTACTCCTATGTAGTACAGACCCTCGTTTAGCTTACGGTTGAGGTGGTGCTATGTCTGCTCCCCATTCTTGCACCTTTTAATTTGTAGCCGAACCGAGTTGTTAGACGCATAAGCTACAAAGCCAAATATAAACTATTTTTGATTATCTTTCATAGAAGTACCAAAATAATATCCAAAGATACTTAGTGATACACCTTCTACGATACCTATAAGATGATAGAAAAGTTCTTTATTAGTTTCAGGAATATCTAAAGCAAGAATCGCCCAAATAATAACTCCAAATGCTCCAAGACCTACTAATCCTGTGATGTTGAATAACCAATCGTTCTTACCTGCCTTAGCAATCTCTACTTCTCTATTACGAGCTGAATCCCTATCTGCTACCTCAGCATTATAAGCCTCTACTACCCACTTCTTTACTTCTTCTCTTTCTTCAGGTGTTAGTTCCTCATCGTTATCAATAAGGTTCTTTACAACTCCTAACAATCCCTCATTAGGTAGTAATCCCGTAGCTTTACCGAGTAGCTTTCCTACTTTAGTTTCTTTAAATGGTTTTTTCATATCTCAGGTTATTAAT